GAGTCTTTTTTTCGGGCTGTTTCAAATATAAATCAAGTCACAGGCGACTTCACACATTATGAAGGCTCGAGTGAGAACATCTTTCGACTTATTAAAAACGGTTTACTAAAATACGATATCGAAGTAGTACCAGTTTATATTATGAGAGATCCTATTCAGAGGAGTTGGTCTTCTTGGAATATGATTGGAGGAGGTAAAATTCCAAATCGGTCGTTAGCTTCACGATTTGTCATGAGCAATTTCATATCATGTAAATATAAAGAAACTATCGAAGCTTTGGACAGTGTGTTCGCAAATCCGCTCTACTTCTTTTATGAGGATTTTTTTACTCAAACCAATATCAATCAGATATGTGACGAGTTAGAAATTTCTCGACATCCAGCAGAATGTGATAATAAAGCAGGAGCTTCTTCCTATAAGAAAATGCCAAACAGTTTCGTCAAGGCTTTTGGTAAATCTTTAAAGAATAAAGAGGCTGCTAAATATGTTTTTGAAAGATTTGAAAATGTACCATGGAAACTCGAGGATTATTCGTAGATCTACTCTCGATGAAGATATTCGCTTAACTTTTCTTGAAGGTTTAAATAGGCATACGAACATGCATTACTTTGATCGTAATGCGCCTACAAATAAAACAGATGAAGCTGTGCTTGAATTTCTCGACAGAGAACAGTTTAATTGTAACAAAACTCATATTGAATATTGGTATCAGGCGTATAAATCTTCTGGAGATTTGTGGCCTCATGTAGATTTTAATGAAAAGCTTCGGCACAGAATTGAGGCTGGAGAAAAGTTGAAACCAGAAGAATTAATGTCTCCAATTACCATATCGTGTTACTTAGAAGCAATCGATCTTGAAGGCGGAGAATTTTGTATTTCTGAAAGAAGTTGGTTAGACTATGAAAAAGAACTGAGCCCTCCGGAAGTTTTAAAAGAAGAATTGTTAAAATATACACACGAGTCTTTTCAACCTACCGAAGGTGCGGTCTTATACTTCGAAGGCAGTCGATACTACCATTGGGTCAATGAAATCAAAAGCGGCTCTCGCAAGAGCATACTCATCAATTTCTGGGACAATTGTAGTCTTAACTCCACTTCGCCCAATTAATTTCTAATGTCTATATTACCAGAAATAGAAATACGATGTTCGTCTGAAGTTTGAAACGGATATACCTGATGCTTAAGATAATTTGGAAACATAATAAGAGAACCTTCCCATGTCTTATCAATATCTAATTGAGTCGTACTAATTCCACCGTCTAATGAGTTATAAATGAATTCAAACTTTGATGCAACTTTATAGTTTGATTCTCTTACATTTGGCATATTTAATTCCTCTTCTAAATCATAAGGAATTGCAATCCATATCACCCATGAAATAGCTTTGTGGTGAAAATGTATTGGATTATATTCGTGTTTCTTCTGAAAATTTACCCAAGCATCATTATCAATGACATAATTATGATTTTCATAAAAATTAAATTTTCTTCTATATTCAAGAAACGTTTGCTCTATGCATTCTCTAAACTGCCCGTTAATAACATACTGAAATTCTGTTTCTAATTGCCCAGCTAAATTAGTATTGTATTTTTCCGGATTATTATCAACTTGCTTTTGCAAGTCACAAGTCAACTCAGCAAAAATAGAAACTGGAATTCTTGTTTTAAGAACTCCTGGGTTATAAAGTTTTATTTCTGAAAATTCTAAGTTCATAATTTCACCGATAATAATTTAGTTAATAGTAATTGTAGAGGTGTCTTTACATATGCTCATAGTACCTTCGCAACAGATATTCCAATCTTGACCTGTCTTTGCCCCACGGCTTGGAACATTAATGATAACATTTTTACATAGATATTCTTTACCATCTTCGAAAACGCGCCAGACATGATCTTCTGTCCCGCGATTAGGTTGTCCTCTTGATTGATTGAATCTTATCATAAACTCAGACATATTAGATTATTTCTGCTGTTGCATCATATACTATAGGTTCAATGTACGGACGTGTACCAATGTTCATGTGAATAAATTTGAAAGGTTTGGTTGATGTGTTACGAGTAAAGCTATGCGGTAGCCAGGAATTTGCAAACATTAGTTGACCAGGAACTGGCGTAAAATTAATAGACGATGTTGCTGTGGTAATGTTAGAAGAATTATGTTCGTATAGTGGTAACATAAGTTTCATTGGTCGCGGATCATGAATCACCATTCGCGGAGGATCTTTCGGGCACTCTAAAAAATAAAAAGCAACTAACTGACAGTCGCTGTGATTATGATACTCCATTGATGAATACTTATGGTGTTCTTGACTCCAACATTCGGTAAGATAAGTCGAAAGTCCATTCATGTTGTATCCTTGATCGCTCAAAAGATTCCATGCTGTGTTTAATGTGTACTGTATCAGTGGAAGAAGATCTTCTTCGTTAGACACATCTGCTTGCACGACTGGATATACATCGTTTATTTTTGTTATTTTGCGCGCGGCCCTTAACGCCGCATTTGATGCTGCTCTTGAGAAATCAAGAAGTTCTGGCTTCATAATACTATAGATAGGTGAGCTAAAATACTGCCACTGATCAAGTATGTCTGTCATAATAAAATCCTTATGTTATGTATATTGGGAAAGATCAGCCTCTATCACTGTATCTAAAAACAGTCGGTTTCCAATCTTATTCCAACCACTGTTGACTTGATAAAATATATTTAAACCGTTGTTCAAACCATACTGAATAGCCCAACTAAGTATTTCGGCTGTTAGCGGAGCGCCTGCTTCAAGCAGTTGTAAAAAGCTAAGATCAGGATTTTCGTGTTGTCTCCAAACCATAATTACGTTTGATTCGTCTGGTTTCATCCACATCGGAATAGTATCAAGACCGAGTGGAAACTTTTCATTTCCTAACCATACACAGCTAAACGATTTGCACGGATTCTCAGGTCGTTGTTCATGTATCGAACATCCTTTTGTAGTTACAAAATGACATTTCCTTCCTGGCCAAAATTGATGGCCAAGAGCTTCTCCAGTTAACCAACCGCAGCACTTCGTGCAACTTCCACATTCTCTTGTCATATTATCTCACTTAAATTGAGGACCAGCTAACCATACTACTAGAGTTTTACGAATGCCTTTTGTCACAGGAGTTACTCTGTGTAAAATAAAGGACGGGAATGCAACTACTAAACCTTTTTGTTTTGTGACTTGAGTCGGCACGGGTGCATCAAATATCTCAAGATCTCCCCCCTCGTATTCAGAAGGATCAGATAATTGTATTACAAGAGATAATTTGCGAGGCGCATTCGTTGCATTTCCACCTCTGTCAAGATGCCACGTATAATGATCGTCTTTTCCATCGTATATAGTATACTGAAAGTCCTCTACAAATCCCCATATATCTAGATTGAAGAATTCACCGTTCAGTTGTCTTGCTATGAAAGCAATTCTATCATATATAAAATTAGTCTCGGGCGTAAGATTTATCCAACCTATTTTAGATGATCTAACTGCTTCTTCAACTTTACTATCAGGTCCAACACTAGCAGATTTGATCGTGAGACTATCACCAATACTAACTATTTTATCGATCTCTTCTTCAGTAAAACCATCACGCCATGATGCAAAAGAAATTTCTGGTATACCTAACGATGGAGAAGGAGCTATTTGATATACTGCCATTATTTACGCTCCCAAATATTATCTCGATAATGGGATTCATGACTTTGAAGCTTTCTACGTGTACCTTTGAGTGCTTTCAGTTCAGTTTCATTGAATGCTCTACATACATTTTTCGAAAACAAAGTATCTCTTTTAATTGGAATAACCTGCATTAACGGTGTACCAGCAGGTAGAATACCTTTAAAATTGGGTTCGTTCCAAACAAATGGAAAGTTAATAAACTCAAAATAACCATCGCAGTCTACCATACCCGAAAAACAAGTAAATCTTGGATCAGGTCTATTTAATGGTGGAACAAACAACAGTGAGTATCCTTTCGGGCAGTTGATTGCCCACCAGTTCATGAATTTAATTGGAGGTTTTGGTAAATGTGGAGCGGGGCATTTGTCAGATGTTACTTGCCACTGTAAATGATTCTCGATCATTGCTCTCGGATATTTGCTGTTGTATTCAATGAACGAACAATCTTCATTCGAAGTGATTTCAACATCAGCAACGAGTGGAATAATCCAACCCGTGATCATCGCATCAAGAAAAGGTGGGCATCTTTTGAGAGTAGATTGATCAAAGCCTACATCCTTCTTCATTGGCAAAGCTTTATACCATTCTGGTATCAGTTTGCGGGCAGGATAAGGTTCTGGTATATTTCCTAAATCATCATCATAGCAAAGAAATTCTAGTTTAGGCTCATTCTTTTCAAAAAACGAAAACATCAATTTTGTCCATTTCCAGGTTTTTCATAGTGTATTCCACCAGATTCAATAAATTTTTTACATTGCTCGACGTCGCTCGCACCTCTCAGAATATGATCATCATGCAAACTAAAATGTAAGCTTGAGATCCATATTCTGAGATGTGGTGGAAGTTTGTCATAGCAACGCATTACCAATGCCATTCTTTGTATGTTAACATGTTCCAAATGAATGACTCTATTATATATATGTAAATTACAGGGCTGCTAGTTCGACTAAGTTGCTCTCTGTGATGGCATCTAAGCCAATCAATGCTTGTTTGACTGCGGTAAAATCGTCATGTTTTTCATCGTAGATGACAAATGGAAAATCAGTAAATTCTCCAATATCCCATGTATTTAGAGCATTGAATACAGATTCGTATTGACTACTATCGTTGTATGATAAATGAGTAAACTCAATGTTATTATCCTGTAGCCACTGATAGGCTGCAGCAGAGTCGTTGCCACCTGTCGTAGTCAAACCAGTATAAAGATAAACGTCTTTAATTCCTACTAGCATGTATTGTTTCCTTTTTGTTATTTGTGCTAAAATGTTACACTCATCGTACCATTAGCGCTGCCTGTTCCAATATTTATAGAAACTATTTGATATGGGTATACTTTTACTGATACTGAATTTGTCGTAGTACCAATATTACCAGCGTTTCCTGATGCTCCAGGATTTGATGTGCCGGCTGTTCCGGCGGTCGCTCCAGTTCCAGCACTACCTGCTGTGCCAGTATTTCCTGCTGCTCCTGCGCCTCCTGGATTTCCAGCCGCACCATTTGTAGCTCCAGTTCCAGCTGCTCCTGTTGTGCCAGCATTACCAGCAGCTCCGGCACCGCCTGGGTTTCCAGCCGCACCATTTGTAGCTCCAGTTCCTGCATTGCCAGTCGCTCCAGCATTTCCTGCTGCTCCTGCACCTCCTGGATTTCCAGCTGCACCATTTGTAGCTCCAGTTCCTGCATTGCCAGTCGCTCCGGCATTTCCTGCAGCGCCGGCATTACCAGGACTTCCTGCTGCTCCTGGATTTGCTCCAGTTCCTGCCGCTCCTGTTGTACCAGCATTTCCGTTGGCTCCTGCACCGCCTGGACTTCCTGCTGCTCCTGGATTTGCTCCAGTTCCTGCCGCTCCTGTTGTACCAGCGCTTCCTGCAGCGCCGGCATTACCAGGACTTCCTGCTGCTCCAGCGTTTGCTCCAGTTCCTGCGGCCCCAGTATTTCCAGCACTTCCATTGGCGCCTGCATTACCAGGACTTCCTGCTGCTCCAGCGTTTGCTCCAGTTCCTGCGGCTCCTGTATTTCCTGCGCTGCCTGGTGTTCCTGCATTACCTGAACCACCGGCAGCGCCCGAAAGAAGTCCTCCATTGCCGCCTGCGCCGCCGTTGCCGTTAGTAGCACCACTTATGTTGCCTGAATTACCCGCGGTACCAGCATTGCCGGCGCCGCTACCACCTTGCTTTAAAGTCCAACCCGATGCTCCGCCTCCGCCTCCGCCGCCTCCGCCGCCTCCGCCTACACCAGCGTTGCCAGGAGATCCGGAGTTACCCGCCGTACCACCAGCTCCTCCTGCACCACCGGCGCCATTTGTTCCTGGGTTACCAGCATTGCCAGTGGCTCCTGGATTCCCAGCATTTCCTCTTGCACCGCCTGCACCACCAGCACCGTTATTTCCTGGATTACCAGCATTGCCAGTGGCTCCTGGATTACCAGCATTACCAGCAGCACCGCCTGCACCACCAGCACCGTTATTTCCTGGATTGCCGGCATTACCAGTGGCTCCTGGATTACCAGCATTACCACCAGCTCCTCCTGCACCACCAGCCCCATTGGTGCCAGGATTGCCTGTTCCTCCAATACCACCAGATGTCCCAGCTGTACCACCAGCACCACCAGTTCCTGCAGCTCCATTATTACCGGGATTGCCTGTTCCTCCAATACCTCCGGAAGTACCGGCCGATCCTCCGGCGCCGCCTGTACCAGCAGCTCCATTGTTACCGGGATTGCCTGTTCCTCCAATACCACCAGATGTCCCAGCTGTACCACCAGCACCGCCAGTTCCTGCAGCCCCATTATTTCCGGGATTGCCTGATCCACCTGGATTTCCAGAAGTTCCGGCCGAGCCAGCTGCTCCGTTTGTAGCATTTCCTCCAGCCCCACCAGTACCACCGGTTCCACCTGGAAAATTAGCTAAGGAACCAAACGTTGAAACGTTGCCTGGGTTTCCACTTGATCCCGGATTTCCGTTTGCTGCGCCAGTCCCAGCATTACCAGCAGCTCCGGCACCGCCTGGATTTCCTGCTGCTCCTGGATTAGCTCCAGTGCCAGCATTACCATTTGCTCCAGTATTTCCTGCTGCTCCGGCATTTCCAGGGCTCCCTGCTGCCCCTGGATTAGCTCCAGTGCCGGCATTACCATTTGCACCTGGATTTCCTGCTGCGCCGGCATTACCTGGATTGCCAGTAGATCCAGCGGTTGCCCCTGTTCCTGCATTACCATTTGCTCCAGTATTTCCTGCTGCGCCTGCATTACCTGGATTTCCTGCTGCTCCAGCAGTTGCCCCTGTACCTGCGGCCCCTGTTGTGCCGGCATTACCATTAGCACCGGCACCGCCAGGACTTCCTGCTGCTCCGGCGTTTGCTCCAGTTCCAGCCGCCCCTGTTGTGCCGGCATTACCATTGGCACCAGCTCCACCAGGACTTCCTGCTGCTCCAGCGTTTGCTCCAGTTCCTGCTGCTCCAGTATTTCCAGCATTTCCATTGGCCCCAGCTCCACCGGGACTTCCTGCTGCTCCAGCAGTTGCCCCTGATCCTGCGGCTCCAGTATTTCCAGCACTTCCATTGGCACCCGCACCACCTGCACTCCCTGAATTACCAGTCACTCCGCTACCGCCGCCTCCGCCGCCGCCACCGCCGCCGCCGCAAACGCACCCCCCAAGATTTGCGCTTCCACCAAAGCCACCATTTCCTCCGCCAGGAGAGCCTCCGGCGCCGCCGGGGGCAGAACAAGGCGCAAATGGGGTGCCAAAACAACCGCAGCCACCGCCCGGACTACCACCGCTACCGGCTCCGCCACCGCAAGGTCGGGCTGAACCTTGTCCGCCGCCTCCTCCCGTACCTGCGCTACCGCCAGTGCCACCAGCACCGCCGGCACCATTATTTCCTGGATTTCCAGAGTTTCCTGTGGCACCTGGATTCCCAGCATTTCCTCTTGCACCGCCAGCACCGCCGGCACCATTGGTACCAGGATTACCAGAGTTTCCTGTGGCACCTGGATTCCCAGCATTACCAGCAGCACCGCCAGCACCGCCGGCGCCATTTGTTCCTGGGTTACCAGCATTGCCAGTGGCACCTGGATTCCCAGCATTACCAGCAGCACCGCCTGCACCACCGGCACCATTAGTACCGGGATTGCCGGAGTTTCCTGTCGCTCCAGCATTTCCAGCAGTACCACCAGCACCGCCAGCTCCGCCAGCACCATTCGTACCTGCATTGCCAGTGGCACCTGGATTCCCAGCATTCCCTGCAGCACCTCCGGCTCCTCCTGGGCCGCCAGCACCGTTTGTGCCAGCATTTCCTGATGCGCCGGGATTTCCAGATGTTCCAGCTGTACCACCAGCACCGCCAGCTCCGCCGGCCCCGTTTGTGCCAGCATTTCCTGATGCGCCAGGATTGCCAGATGTCCCAGCTGTACCACCAGCACCACCAGTTCCTGCGGCCCCATTATTTCCAGGATTACCAGCATTGCCAGCAGTACCAGGATTGCCTGCATTACCAGCGTTTCCATTGCCGCCACGACCAGATATATCTATAGAATATACGCCTGCAGGAACGACGAATGTTGCGGGGGCATTGAATACTTGTGTGGCTGGAGCAGCCTTACCTGAAGCTCTAAATACATTTAATGGCATCGTATAACCTTCTTATTAACCTGTATTTGCAAGAGATAAGGCACCGAGATATGTTGTACCTCCGTCGAGGGTAAAGAAACTGAAGACATCGATTTTATTTGCACCAGTTGACATCGTCGGTGTCGAAGCATTCGGATATTTAACAGAAGCCGGCCACGTGATTATTCTCGATCCCGTGGCGTCTTGTTTACAATGAAGTGTGAAACTGTATGCATTGCCCGATGCAGGAGGATTTGAAAATGTAATTGTAATAGACGCGTTGGCCAATGTCAAATCGAATACGTTGGATAGTGATAAATCTACAGTGTGAGTAGTTGTTGTTATAGTATTGGCAACAACTGCTTCTTTGTATGAAGCAAGCTTAGGATTACTTAACACATTATTTGCCATTGCAACGTTGGCATTAAGAGTAGTAATACCAGCTACTTGTAGCGTCGAGGTTACGTTGGCAAAACCAGTGATCGTAGTATTACCGGCAGCAAGGGTGGTAATTCCAGATGCAGCACCTGCGGCTACAAGAGACGAAACAGCAAGTGGTTGACTGTTTGTAGACCAGCGATCATTTGTTTCATCCCAGACGAACTGAACGTTGGCAGACGTCCCGCGCATGATCTCGAAGCCAGCATTCTCAGTAGGAGGATTAGCTCCAAGATCTGCATTCAGCGTAACAATATTATCACCAACGTCGAGTGTTGTGGTGTTCACGTAAGTTCTTGTACCGGAAACTGTCAGGTTACCCGAGAGTGTAAGATCGGCGATTGATAATGTGGAATTCACATGAATACCAGTCGTATTGACCGTAAGTGTTGGCCCAGCAGTTACTCCAATTGTACCACTAGTTGTAATCGTTCCACCAGAAAGTCCATTAGCCGTGGCGACTGAGGTTACACCTCCACCGGTGGCACCTTGAGCACCTTGAGCGCCTTGAGCACCAGTAACACCTTGAGGTCCAGCAACACCTTGAGCACCAGTTGCGCCAGTTGCGCCTTGAACACCTTGAGCGCCGGCAACACCTTGAGCACCAGTTGCGCCAGTTGCGCCTTGAACACCTTGAGCGCCAGCAACACCTTGAGCACCTTGATCACCCGTTGTGCCTTGAGCACCAGTTGCGCCAGTTGCGCCTTGAACACCTTGAGCGCCAGCAACACCTTGAGCGCCTTGAGCACCCGTTGTGCCTTGAGCACCTTGTGCACCGGTTGCACCTTGAGCACCTTGAGCGCCTTGAGATCCGAGAGTAAGTGAAGCACCATTTAAAGTTGTAACTTGAACAATATCACCAGCAATCGCATTCGATGTAAGCGTTAAGACCGTGGTATTTGTCGTGTTATAGTCAACGGCCGCAATCTGACGCGAACCATTAATGAAGACGCTTTCAAGCCCTAAAGTATATACGAATGTGTTTGATGTGTCGTCTAATCCTGTAAACACCGTGGTATTCGATGTGACAGTAAACGTATAGGTATTCATGGTAGCAGCATTTGCCGTACCGCCTGAGCCCCAATAAACTCCTGTTCCATTCGATGAAAGAACTTGGCCGTTGGATCCAGAAGATCCGTTGGCTACGATCGTAGTGACAGCGAGAGAAGAGAGATTTGAACCAACTTCAAAGATGGCATTCGCAGCATCTGAAGAGAAGACTTTACGGTCAGTTAGGTTGACTGCAAATTCACCGTTATCAATAAAGCCGGAATTTGCTACGTCAGTAGTATTAGCTGTACGACCAGAAATTGTCGTGCGCTTAAATTGAAATTTATTTGCCATTCTCAACCTCTATATAGAGCAACGAAGCGGTTATGTAACCCCTAATATTCTATTTATACAGAAGTATCTTCAGCTTTTTTATTTTTATTTCCAAGCTTTTCAAGATCAACAATTTTTGCTTGAAGACTGGTCATGGTTTTATCGGCCATGACCAGTCTTGTTTCTAGCATGATGTTCTTACTTGTAAGATCATGTACACTCGCGAGTAATCGATTGATGTACTCATTTACAAATTCAGCTTCCATAAATTAGAATGTCCCGCCGTCGAGGGTTGCGTATACAACTGCTGTACCGTTAGACTGAAGCACGAATCCAGTAGAGCCAACAGCTAATTTTCTAAAACCGTTCGAAGAGTTAGCAACTAAAATGTCTTCTGCAGTAACAGTCGCGAGTCCAGTACCACCGCTTGTTCCAGGCAGTGCAGTCGAAAGACTCAATGTATTCGCTGTGATACCAACCGCGAGTGTCGAGTTCGCAGTAAGAGTAACGTTAGTCGCGTTCGAAACCAAACCACCAGAGTTTAGGAATGCTTGTAATGTAGCAGTAGTATAACCGGCTGCTGCAGTGTCTACAGTTGTTGTAGGTTCTGTTTGAGAACCAGCAAAGAGCTTATAAACGCCATCTGTAGCATCACGGAAAAGACCGGTATATTTAGCTCCAGTGGCACCGTATTGACCATAAAGACCGATATCAAGAATGTCGGTTGTTGCGTTTCCGTTTGCAAGCTCGATCAGCGAATCTTGGACTGTCAGGTTGGTAGTATCGATTGTCGAAAGCGTACCGAGAACAGTCAGATTTCCGGAAAGAGAAAGATCTGTAATCGAGAGTGCAGTATTAACATGGAGTCCAGCAGAGTTGACCGTGAGTGTTGAACCAGTGGTAAGGCCAACTGCATCTGCAGTGACATTAATACCGTTAGCAGCACCAACATGAACTCCAGTCGCGTTAGCTGTAAGACCATCACCGCCAACAACGTTGATACCAGCGCCATCAACAGAAATACCGTTAGCAGCTTTGGCAAAGACGCCTGAAGTATTCGATACAATACCGTTGTTTGCTACAACAGCAATCGTGGCTGCACCACCTTCACCAGATGAGGATCCAGAAATACCGTTACCAGCTGTGATAGTAGCAACATAGTCGCCTGATGTACCCGAACCAAGAGCAACGTCGCCTGAAAGTTGCGATGTGGCAATTGAAAGTGCAGCAGCATTGACATAAACGCCCGAGGTATTCGAAACAATCGTACCGTTACCAGATACGACATGCACACCTGTTGCGTTCGAAGCAATACCAGCTCCGGCAACAACAAAAACGCCTGTTGCGTTTGCAGATAGACCGTTATTTGCAATAACGTGTACGCCTGAGGTATTTGAAGCAAGACCGCTATTTGCAACTACAGCAATCGCGTCTGCAGAGACGCTGATACCGTTACCAGCACCAACATCAAGAGTTACCTCGCCAGATGTACCGCCACCAGTAAGACCAGAACCGGCTACGACTGATGTAATATCACCATCTTGAGGTGTTACCCAGTATACAGCTGTTCCGTTCGATGCAAGAACTTGTCCTGCAGTACCATTTGTGCCATTTGCATTAAGAGCAACGTTAGTTCCAATATTGATCTGTGTGGCATTTGCTACGAACGCCGTACCAACACTCACAATCGCTGCGTTCACGGTGCCTGTAGAGAATACACCGGTGGCATTCGCAACAAAAGAATTAGAACCAACGACGAAGTTACCGCCAGAGCCAGCAAGAACGCCGCCGGCAACAGACAGTTTATTATTGGTATTATCAAACGTAAAGTCTGCGTCTCCGGCTAATGCGCCAGAATTATTAAATTGAACTTGTGTATTTGAACCAGATACGCCAGAAGTAGGAGTTTCCCAATAAGCGGCTGTTCCATTTGAACTCAGTACTTGTCCGTTGGTACCCGTCGAACCATTGGCTGTAACTGTTGTCACAACAGCGTTAGCAACAATAATCTTGTCGATACCAGAGGTACCATTCGCAACGAGTGCTTGGTTGGCGGTCAGTATACCAGGATTAAATTTACCGGCAATGGTGATCGAAGCACCATTCGAACCAATAAATAAGTGATCGCCATTTGCTGTAAACGCTAATTCACCGTTAGCTAATGTTGGCGCATCAGCTGTCGTTAACGACCTTTTAATTTGAATTAAATTGTCTGCCATTTGGCTATTCCTTTTAGGTTAAAATGATCCGCCGTCGAGATCTACTGCTAGATCCGCGAATGACAGTTGTCTCACCTCATATTTATCATTTTGAGAATTGTAGATTAATGTAGCGCCATTGGCGGCTTCAACGACGCTGACGTCGAGTATGTTTTCAATACTTCGTATTTCTTGAATTTGATTTTTCAGAGTAATAGGACCAGCAGATGATAATCTGCCGTTGTTATTTGTAATTGTAGCGACTAAACGAGATGCACCTGCCATTATCTTGTAACTCCTGGTGTAACTGTGACGATACCTTCAACAAGACGAGAAACTGTTCCGCTGCCATCAGTCAACTCACAGTCATATACGTATCTTCCGGCTGTAAGGCCATTTGTGGTATTTGCCGACATCGAAAGAGCGACGACGCCAGTCACAGCAGTAATCGAAACTGTAAATGCGGTTTGAGCGGTCGAAGTATAATGCTTACGCATCTGAGCGGCACCTGTAAATCCTGTAAGATTTACGATGTTACCATTTTCATCAGTCACATCAATAGACGTAGCAAATGAAGTGCCTTGATCGATAATGATATTTGCTTTCAGTGCCATTTAATTCTTCCGCTATGTTTATTCAAAACTATAAGATGTTACAGTTATCACCCAATATTTAGTTTCTGCACCATTTGATGCTGATACGTTAAACGTTTGTTCATTGAAACCACCTGTATAAGCTGCTACAAGTTCAATTGATGAAGCACTTCCTCCACTTGCAACACTGGCGTATCCACTAAATCCATCTCCTCCAGTATAAGTCCAAACTACGCTTGAAGAAGCTGTGATAGTATAACCTGCTTGGGAACCATACGCTTCGGCAGTGTCAAAAGTCGGAGATGATATTGTGCCGCCCACGGGACTAAAAGTAACTAAGGCTACATCTGCATACGGACGTATTCCTACATATTGCCACGTAGATCCATTCCACATTTTAACGGCGGCAAAATCTTGGCTCCCGACCCACGACGAGCCGTTCCAATATTTAACAGGTTTAGCAGATAGGAACGTTAGCGGCACTTATTATTCTCCTGGCTTAGATGGCCAAACAACGTCTGCTGCATTTGTATAAGTCTGAGGAAGATCTCTTAAAGTTTGACGATATGTAGCCCAAGCAGTTTTATCTCCAGGCCAATCTGCCATTTGAGTATAGTCAGATAAAGCTAGAAGATTATTTCTTTTCGATCTAATTTGTTCCCAAGTAATTACCACGACTCGATCTTGCAAAACAAGATTTCCTTGTGATAAAACCAATTCTTTATTTTGCATATTCATACCATGGAGAAACTGCTGGTGTTGCTCTGCGGTAATTTCAACAATATCTTGCGGCAATGACGGATACCCAAAATCAGTATCGTAAAAACCTTTTGTTGTTGGGCTGTAGTAAATTGTCATTTTATTAATATCCCATTGCTAACCAGTAACCGGTATGAGAACTTTCATCTCCGTTAAACCAACTGAAACCAGTTGTTGATACACTAAAAATGGTTGCACCTTTAGAAGCCTGTCCAAATACGCCTGTATCTCCTACGCCATTCATCACAGCTCGGGCAACCGCGGTGAACGATGTTGGAAATGATCCAGATCCTGTAGTATTTGGAGTAACAGTTACTGTTCCCCACTGAATAATTGCTCCGTTTGGCAACTTAGTCCATCCATTTGACGAGAGACTTTGTGTATATCCTGTAGTTCCTGCAGTGTCAATCCAGATATCACCAGCCGCTGAAGCAGTAGGTTGAGTCGCTGTTACAAAAACTTGGCCGCCACTTGTAAATCCTGCGGTGACGTGTCTTAGAATAGGCGCGACAGCACCAGATGCACTTCCTTGGGCACCTTGTGGTCCGGTTGCACCTTGAGCACCTGTTATACTTGAACCTGCCGCGCCTTGAGCACCAGTTGCACCTTGTGCTCCGTTTATTCCAGGAGATCCTTGAGGACCAGTTGCACCTTGAGCGCCTTGTAATCCTTGAGCACCTTGAGGACCAGCAACTGAAGATGCTGCACCTTGTGCACCTGTAAGGCCTTGCGGTCCCTGTGGTCCTTGGATACCTTGCAAACCTTGGGCGCCTTGAGGACCGGCAACGGTTGAAGCAGCACCTTGAGCACCAGTTGTTCCTTGCGGTCCCTGAGGTCCGATAATTCCTTGTGCACCTTGTGGTCCCGTCGGTCCTTGAACCGAAGGTCCTTGTGGTCCTTGAGAACCAGTTGTTCCCTGTGGACCCTGGGAACCAGTTATTCCTTGCGCGCCTTGTGGACCAGGAACTGTCGAAGCTGCGCCTTGAGCACCAGTTGGTCCTTGAGAACCGGTAGATCCTTGTGCACCTTGAGCACCAGTTGCACCTTGCGCACCTTGAGGTCCAGCAAGTTGCGTCCACACCAAGTTAGCTGTCGCTCCACTTGATGCAAGGACGAAACCTGTTGTTCCAGCAGATTGTGTAGGTAGAAGGTTATTGATCGATCCGCCTGTACCGCCCCGAGATGTAGGAAGTGTACCGACAGTAATAGCAGATGCATCAACAAATACGCCTGCCGCGTTTACTGTTAAACCAGCATTCGCTACAAAACTAATCGTAGGATTTCCAGAAACGCCGTTGCCGTTTGTTACGCTAATGCCGTTCGTAGAAGCAATCGATACCGTAGTACCTGTTCCTGTACCAGTTCTGACTACGATACCATTCGCCGAGATATTGTATACGGTGTTAGCATTGCTTGCTGTACCAGTATAGAGCGACGAGTTAACGCCTGCTCCACTCGGGAAATTCACCGTATTTGTAACGGTGATATTGTTTGCAAAGACATCAAAGCGAGCAGTCGTAGTACCAAGTGCACCACCGTTTGCATCTGGTCGTAGTGTTCCATAAGATGTCGTATTAAATACGAAAGCATTGAAACGGTTTGAAGTATTACCGAGTGGCTGCTGATCTGCAATCAGAAGAACCCCGCCTTGACCGATGGTAACGTTGGCGTATACAAGAGAACCATTTACTACAAGGTTACCAGATACAACAAACAAGTCGTTTTTAAAGTGCGCGTTGGCTTCTACGTCGACACGATCATAGAAGATCGCGTTGCCAGAAGCAACTAGACCGTTATCAACCTTAAATCTATTATTTGCGCCTGACATATATTACCTTACTTAATGAATTGAGCAACAACTTTTGCAGCCGTGCTAGATCTTGTTTGATTGACATATACTCTTACGTTTGCAGTAGCCACGTTCGCAGAGAAAGTACCAAGTAAGCTGACTCCGGAATTAGCTGCAACAGGTGAAGAAACCGTACCATATGTTGTAAGCTGCGCAGTCGAATTATCATGAGCAAGTAGTACTTCAGAGATCTGTGTATTACCAGCATTTTTCAATTGAATGAGAAGTTTAGCAGTGCTATAGTCTGCCTTTGGATATTCGAAGACAAGAAGATCTGAACCAGTCGTAGCTCCAAGATTTCCGTTTGCAAAGATATCAACTACGTGCTCAGTCTTGAAAGTCACGATGTTTGCATGTGTAGCAGGACCAGTCACTGCGAGCGTATTCGCTAGAGCAGTTGCTCCTGTTACTCCAAGAGTACTCGAAAGCGTTGTAGCTCCAGTTACAGTGAGCGTATTCGAAAGATTCGTATTTCCTGTAACCGTCAGCGTATTTGCAAGAGCAACGTTCGAACTGACTGTCGCAGCACCTACAACAACAAGATGGCTTGTCGGCGTAATGGTAAGATTCGCAGATGCAGTGATCGATCCATTACCAATCGCCGTATTAAACGTTGCATTCCCAACAAGAACCGTAGTAGCATTTGCAACGACATTCGCTCCGACTGCAACAACTGTTTGGTTAGCAGTAACAATACCTGCAAAGAATCCTGTCGGTGTAACGTTAGATGTCGACGTTGAGTTGACAATGCTAACAATTCGAGTATTCGCTAAAACGGTATTACTACCTTCTGCGGTGAAGAATCGAAGCGATGTTAACTCAGAAGCGTTAAGCGTATTACCTACAAATACTCCGCTACTATTTGCTACAACGTTACCAATCGCACCTGTTCCAGTGATTTGCACTGTACCACCATTGGTAGCATTTGCCGTGACGTTTGCGCCGAGCGAGATCTGAATAGTATTGGCAGTAAAGATGCCAGTTTTAAATGCGTTCGGTTCGATGTTTGCAGTGGCACTCGAGTTAGCGATGCTAATGATTCGAGTATTTGCAAGAGTGGTGTTTGAACCTTCAGATGCAAGGAAACGAACTGATGTGACTTGTGAAGAGTTTAAAGTATTACCTACATGCAGGCCACTACTATTTGCAACCGTATTGCCGACCGTACCAGTTCCTGTTACTTGGATCGTGCCGCCGTTGGTAGCATTCGCAGTGACATTGGCACCAAGTGAAACTTGAATGGTGTTAGCTGTAAAGATGCCTGTCTTGAAACTGATAGGATCAATATTTGCAGATGATGTTGTATTGGCAATGCTAATGATCTGATTGTTTGCGAGTACGGTATTGCTACCTTCTGCGGCAAAGAATCGAACACTCGTCATCTGACTGTTCGTAACAGTATTGCCTACATATAGGCCGCTGCTATTTGATACACTGTTACCTACTGCTCCGGATCCTGTGACTTGGATCGTACCACCATTCGTGGCATTAGCAGTGACATTGGCACCTAATGTAATCTGAATCGTGTTCGCTACAAACAATCCAGTGCTAAAGCTAATTGGATTCATCGTAGCAGTGTTAGTGCTATTCGCGGCAACAACTGCGAATGCAGTTGCTGTTGTATTCGTGGTCGAGTTCGACTGAATCGTCAGCTTCGTTGTGTTAGCGACAAGGTTTGCACCAGTCAAACCAGCATGTAGACCGTACTGCCACATGAATGTGTTCGAAGAACCATTGGCAACTTCCAGACGAATTTCGGTCGATGTCACGTTGCTCAGAACAGTGTTCGTACTGATCATGAGATTCGCAAACGAACCGTTGACGTTTCCGCCTTTCATCCAGTTTGTTACGACGAGATTATTAGCCCCGAATGTTCCGTATAGCTGAGCTGTTCTTGGAAACGCAGTGTTACCCGTGTTTGCATACGTGCTATTTGCAGTGATGATTTCTGTCGAAAGCGCGTGAAGAAGTTCATTGGTCTCGAGGAGCCAAACCTCGAACGAGTCGGTAATTACATCAACATTAGCTACTGGTCTTGACATTAATTTCTTCCATTCACTACTTGTAAGAGTAGAGTTTTAATTTCTTTGAGATCGTCTTCGACTGCACTGATTCTATTCGATAGCTCTTTGCTATTCTTCGCTTTCGATCTCTCTGCTACAAACTTTGCATAAGATGCATCGTCTGTATTTATGAAAGCTCCAGTAGAAGTATCTTTCATGAATCCATCAGTTTCAGTCTTGACTAACATTATGCGGAAACTCCGATAACCTGAATAGCCTCTACCTTTGGAACAATGTGAGATTGCGTTGCAAGAAGAACGATCTTAATTTGCATCGATGTATAGCGATCGAACTCTACATATTCTGAGTTGACATATCTTACAGTGTTATCATTTTCAACATTGTTCCATGCAATATTTCTGTACTTCAGTTTATCGATAACAATATCTGATCTTGTAACTCCGGCCGACACGAGACTTGAAGTTGTAATGTTTCGATATGTGCTGATCGCAGTAGTATTTGCTGCCGAGACCACGAACACTTCATGATTACCAAAGTCTTGATCTTTGATTCGAATCAAGTCGCCAGCAGTCACTGTCGCCGAATGATCGCTTGTTGTAGTAATTGTATTCGAACCAGATGTAATTGATCCAGTTCCTGGAAGAGCGACTTGAAGTTCAGGAGCAGTATCAAATCCATATGTAAACTCGTAGAAGTCATTTGGATCTGTCGAGCTAAAGCGATCGATATTATCTTTTAATACAAGCGGAGTCCACGCTTTACTTTGGAATGATTCTCTGTCTGCCGCGTTATGAACTTTTGCATAGACTTTGATTTCTGTTCCAGCTGGACGATATCCTGTCAGATATACTACGATATCTTCTGCATATTTGTCTTGGGCAAATCTAATAACTTTTGAAAGATACTTCGATTTAGCAAGGCCGTTTGCGCCAGTTTCTGTATCATAACTAGCAATGCT